GTAAAAGAGTCAAATGAAGCACTCTTTACTGCAAAGTGGAATCTCCCTAAAGCAGCAAAACACTGTGGAATGTCACAAAAAGAAATGAAGTTGACATTCTGGGAGTTTCTCAAGTATAATCCTATCACCTACAAAGGGTGATTTTATAATGAAAGTATATGGTCCATATACAGCAAAAGACGGAAGACAAAGAATTGTTCTCTATGAAAATGGTAAAAGAACAACAGTTTCTTATCCAAAATATCTTTTAGAACAAAAACTTGGTAGACCTCTTTTGCCTGATGAAACCTGTGACCATATAGACGGAGACTTTACTAACAATTCACTTGACAATTTACAAGTTTTAAGTAGAGTAGATAACATAAGGAAACACGCAGCAGTACATAACAGAGCAGAAATGATTTGTTGTGTATGTCCTGAATGTGATAAATCTTTCTATAAACCAGCAAGAGACATTAGACATAACAATCTAAAACAACAAAAAGTTGGTCCATTTTGTTCTAAATCCTGTGCTGGAAAATATAGTCAAAGGTTAAATAAAACTTTTAGAGGAGGAAAACCAAATCTAAACTATAAGCCCGTGTGACCCAGCGGAATGAGGTTCTCGACTTAAAATCGAGCAGTCGGCGGTTCGAATCCGCCCACGGGTATGAGGTTCTTCCTCTAAATAATCAAAAGTAGGAAACATCCTATGAAGTACCGTATTGATGCAAGATATTGCTGGTACAATAGAGGAACTCAATTGGTTCTGATGTACTTTATAAATCAAGTTCCTTTTACTTTTGATGATGTTCCAGATAGTCTTATGTACGATTTGGAACTCATAGAATTAGCAGACAAAGAAAGACGCTTCGAACCAGAGGACCTATATAAATCATCATTCTATTTGATTGATGAAGAGTGTCATCCAATGTTATTTGAAGTTGAACTGGAAAATCCAGAAATGATGCCTGCTGATTAACATAGTAGACCTTATAAATAAAATAAAAAGGTCTACTATGTTAGGTAAATGTAATTTTTGCTCTGTGGAGTTTAGATATAACCCAGCAAACAAAACTGGTAAATATTGTTCTAACAAATGTCAACAAGAATTTCAGCAAAAGCAAAGAATTGATGAATGGTTAAGTGGTGGAAGACCTCCTGGTAAAAAAGCACTTAAAAAATACCTAACTGAAAATTATGGATATAAATGTTCTTGTTGTAGTATTTCTGAATGGAACAATAAACCTCTATCATTAGAGATTGACCATAAAGACGGAAATCCTTATAATAACGATATATCAAATCTTCGTTATATTTGCCCAAACTGTCACTCTCAAACTTCTACATATAAAGGGAAGAATAAAGGTAATGGTAGAGTTGAAAGGCGTGATAGAGCAAGATTAGATTTCCACCGACAAAAAATATGCCTCTAAAGCATTGTGGTGATGCACCGCTCTTGTAAAGCGGAGACGACAGTTCAATTCTGTCTAGGGGCTTTAGTTCTTATAAAACTATAAAATGAAAATCAATCTCTGGTATTGTGAATCTATGCAGCAGTGGCGGTGGATTCTGACTGATGATTCACGACCGATTGTGAAGCAAGAATCGGGTCAACAACCATTTCTTCGTGATGCTATGAATGATGTAGCAAATACTGTAGAATATATGTTAAAATGCAAACAAAGTGAGTAAAAATACTTAGATGAAATCAGATTTTTATATAGATAAAGTTGGTAAAGAAGAAGTCAAAGAACTTCTTTATACCTATCATTATCTAAAAGATGAATCCAAAGATTTTAAATCTGGTTTCAATTATGGTTTATACAGAAGGTCATTCACAGATATCCTTAATATTGGCGGGTGTCTTGGCACTTGCATTTTTAGTGGTCTCCCAGTTCCAGAAATTGCCGTAGGTGCGTTTGGTTTAGAAAGAAATCAGCAGCAAGGAATATATGAGTTATCAAGACTTTGTATTCACCCTGATATTCAAAAAGAAGAATATAATATCACATCTTGGTTCGTTAGTCGTTGCATAAGGAGATTTAGGAAAGATGCCACAGTTCGTGCTATTCTTAGTTACGCTGACTCTAATCACCACCTTGGAACTATATACAGAGCTTGCAATTTTCAATACTACGGTTTAACAAACCCTAAGAAAGACTTTTATTATACTGACGGAACAAAGCATTCTAGAGGTTCTGTGAAGGGTGTTGAGGGTGAATGGAGAGATCGTAGCAGGAAGCATAGATACTTAATGGTTTTTGATAAAGAACTTAAAAAACGCTTGACATGGAAAGAAGAAAAGTGGTAAAATAATAATGTCCGTGTGAAGGAATGCCAATTAGTGCTCACAAAACCCCCTTTTGGGGGTTTTGTTGTATGATAAATAATCCATAACGGAAACTATAAGCATTAATAAGATGGGTCTCTCCAGATTAGATAATTTTCTGAAGTCAGCAAGAGGAACAATTCTCTACGTTAATCCGAATGACTTAGATGCAACGGATAGTATTGAAAATCAAGGTAATTCATTGACTCGTCCATTTAAGACGATTCAAAGAGCACTTATTGAGTCTTCAAGATTTTCATATCAAAGAGGTTTAGATAACGATAGATTTAGTAAAACAACTATTCTTGTTTATCCTGGTGATCATATAGTTGATAATCGTCCTGGATGGATACCAGATGGAATCAATAATTTTAGATTAAGAAGTGGTGTAGTTTCAAATGATTTTGCTGCTTTTGATTTAACTTCAAACTTTGACCTGACTACAGATAATAATCAACTTTACAAATTGAATAGTATTCATGGTGGAGTTATTATTCCAAGAGGAACTTCTCTTGTTGGTCTTGATCTAAGAAAAACAAAAATTATTCCAAGATATGTTCCAGATCCACTCAATGATGATATTGAAAGATCTGCAGTTTTTAGAATTACCGGTGGATGCTATCTCTGGCAGTTTTCTATATTTGATGCTAACCCAAACGGTCAGTGCTTCACTAACTATACGACAAACTTATCTGTTCCAAATTTTTCACACCATAAACTAAGTTGCTTTGAGTATGCTGATGGTGTAAATGGAGTGTATATTAATGACACGTTCCAGTCATACTCTACATCAAGAACTGACTTGGATATGTATTATGAAAAAGTTGGATTAGCATATGGTCAATCTTCTGGTCGTCCTATTGAACCAGATTATCCATCATCTGGACTTGATATCCAACCAAAAATTGATGAATATCGTATAGTTGGATCTACAGGACAAACAGTAGGAATTTCAAGTATCAAGGCAGGTGATGGTGTTACGTCAAGCACTGTTATCACAGTCACTTTAAGTAGTGAAGTTCCTGGACTTGATGTCGATACACCATTCCGTATTGAGGGTATCACTGCCAGTGGGTATAATGGACAATTTGTCGTTACGGAAAAAGTATCTGATCTACAAATTAAGTATCAAGTTCAAGAGTCTCCAACACTTGCACTACCATCAACAACGGGCGCATCTCTTTCTCTCCAATCAGATACTGTAACATCAGCATCTCCATACATTTTTAACGTTTCTTTACGTTCTGTATATGGAATGTGCGGATTGTTGGCTGATGGTGATAAAGCATCTGGATTTAAATCTGTAGTTGTTGCCCAGTTTACTGGAATTGGACTACAAAAAGATGATAGAGCATTTGTTCTGTTTAATGAAGACACAGGACTATATGAAGATAGTAGTGTAGCAGGTAATGAAACGTTAAGTAATAATATACGAGCAGTATATAAACCAGATTGGAAGAATTTTCATATTAAAGCAACAAACGATGCGTTTATTCAAAATGTGTCAATTTTTGCAATTGGTTATGCTGAGCACTTTGTAACTGAAACTGGTGGTGATATTTCTATCACCAACTCCAACTCCAATTTCGGTGCAAAAGCGTTAGTAGCATCTGGTTTCAGAAGAAACGCTTTTGCACAAGATGATTTTGGATATATTACTCATATTATTCCACCAAAAGAAATTCCAATCGAAGAGACTACAATTGAATTTAATTCAATTGACGTTAACAAAGTAGTTAGTTATGGATCAACGGGTCACTTACATCTTTATGGTCAGACAAACCAAGATGTTCCACCAGAAAATATTATTGAAGGATATAGACTTGGTGCAAAGGTTAATGATACATTAAATGTTCTTGTATCTTTAGCAGGAAATGTTACTGAGTATTCTTCTAGAATTGTGATGCCGGGATCACAATCTACTTCTGAAAAATCATTTAATGTAGCATCAAATACTGGAACAAATATTTTAACATTTGATGGAACTGGACATACATTTTTAACTGGAGAAACTATTAGATTCTTTAGTGATACTGGAAAAATTCCAGATGGTTTACTCAATAATCAAGTATACTATGCTATTACTAGCACAACTGATGTTGGTATTGGAACAACTCAAATTAAAGTCGCTAAAACTTTAAATGATGCTCTCACACACTCTTCAACAAATGCAAAAAATATAACTTTTAATACAAAGGGTGGAAATTTAAAAGTTGTAAGTAGAGTATCAGATAAAAATGCTGGCGATATTGGTCATCCAATTCAATATGATTCAAATGTTGGGCAGTGGTATGTAAAAGTTGCATCTGCAAGCACTGAAAATAATATTTACAATGCTATTGTTTCAATTGGGGTAACTGCATTAGGGCAAGCAACTCCAAGATCTTATATTAAGCGTAAGCAAGACACTAGAAATACAAATGATAGAATTTATCGTGTAAGATATGTAATTCCAAAAGAAACTGGATCTATTGTATCAAGACCTCCAAGTGATGGATTTATTCTTCAAGAGTCAAACACTTCAATTGGATCTACAAATTCTGAAATTCAGTCTTACTTTGGTAGTGGATCAATAGGAAATGTAAATCAACAGAGAAACTTTAGATTTATTGCTGGAGCATCATGGGATGGGTCAAATGCTAAAATTGACACAGAACTTCCACACAATCTTTCTATTGGATCAAAAGTTCAAGTTTTAAATATTGTCAGCTCAAATAATACTTCAGCTGCCGATAGTTCTGGTTTTAATGGTACATTTATTGTTTCTGGAATTAGCAGCGCAAAACAATTTACTGTTGGATTATCTACAAATCCAGGAACATTTACGAGTGATATAACTGCAAGAAATACATCACTTCCATATTTTAAGAGGAAGGAATATGAAAATGTTTATTATGTATACAGAAGTGAAGAAATTCAAAGGTATGTTTCTAATGAACAAGATGGTGTATACTATTTAACTCTTGTTAATTCATCGAATGCGCCAAGTGTTAATTATTTTTCTGATGAAAAGTTTTCTCAACCAGTAAAAGATTTATATCCACAAATAGACAGAGATACTCCCGTTTCTGATCCAGATGAAGCAAAGTCTTTTGCACAGTCATCTTTAATTGGTGAAGTATTAGTTGATGATATTCGTAAGAGTATCACAAAGGAAACCATCAATAAAACTTTCCTAGATATAAATCCTGGGGTAGGAATTACTAATATTGTTTCAACCAGCTCTACTATTCATTCGGTTTATACTTCTATTGATCATGGATTGAATAGAATTATGAAGGTATCCATTGCTAGCAGTGGTGCTGGATATGGTGGGGGATCTGCTGGAGATTTATATAATGCTCGTCTAGTTAGTATCGGATCATCGACTACTGGAAAGCACGCCACGGCAAAAATTTCTGTTAATGCTTTAGGCAATTTGACAAGTGTTATTATCATGGATGGTGGATCTGCCTACGGTGTTGGAAATACTCTTGCTGTTGTTGGTGTTGCTACAACTTCAGGATATTCTCAAGCAGTAGTTCAGGTAACAAAAATTTATAACAACATTGGCGATACTGTTAGAGTTTCTGGAGTAAGCTCTGAAATATATTCAACTTTCAATAATCTTTATAGAATTACTGAAGTTCCTGTTGGTGCTGCCAACAGTTTTAGGGCTGAATCATCTACAGGAATCTCTACTTGGAGTTCAAATCCAGGAATTGGTCAACCGATCACTCAAGATGCCTTTGTGTATCTAACAGGTGAAGCACTTAAGGTTAGCTCTCTTGTATATAATAAAGAAGTTGGCATTGCAACTGTCACAACATTAAACCGCCATGGACTTAAAGTTGATGCAAAAGTAAGAATTAGTGGTGCAAATCAAAGTGTTTATAATGGAGATTTTGTAGTTACTGAAAATGTTGGTTTAACTACATTTAAAGTAAAAGTTGGAGTTGGAACAACTGCACCATCAGTAACTGGAACATTATATGTTCATCGTGAAGGATTTACTTCAAATGACGGTGTTGTAACTATTGATAATGAAAATCTAAACGGCAGAATGGTTCCAACTTATGCTGGAATTACAACAACACTATTTGCTCTTATTTCTGATGCTGCAACAGAAACAATAACAATTCAGGGAATAGAAAGTCTTGACCTTAAGATTGGTGATTATCTTGCAATTGATGATGAAATTGTAAGAATTAAGACAACAATTCCAAGTGGAATTACTGCAGGTACATCAATTACTGTTTTCCGTGGAGTCTTAGGTACAAAAGCAACAAATCATATAAATGGATCTGTTGTTAGAAGGATTAAACCATTCCCAATTGAATTAAGAAGACATTCTATCTCTCGTGCTTCTGGTCATACGTTTGAATATGTTGGATTTGGTCCTGGAAATTACTCTACTGCTCTTCCTGATAAACAGACTAGACAAATCTCACCAGCAGAAGAACTTCTAGCACAATCAACTAGAAAAGAGGGAGGAATTAATTTCTACACTGGAATGAATGATAAGGGTATTTCATACTCTGGTAATAAAAAATTAAGTACAGTTACTGGTCAAGAAGAAATTTTTGATACTCCTATCATAACTGTAACTGGTGAAGATATTAGTTCCCAACCAAATATCAATATTGTAAGTGCTCTTGAAGGTAATTTTGATCGCTCAGTTCAAGTTGATGGTGGATCTGATAATAAAGCAACTTCCAGATTTAATGGTCCAGTTATTTTTACAAATAAAGTAACATCCACTTCAACAAAAGGATTTGAAGCGAATTCAATATACTTACAAGGTGATGCGACTGTATCTAGAAAATATACTGTTGGAATTTCAACTCCAACAACTGCAGGAAATCCTGGTGATATTGTTTATTATGAGAATCCTTCAAAGAGTGGATTTGTTGGTTGGATTTACACCACTGAAAATGATTGGTTCCGTTTTGGATCTGTAGGTATTTCCAAGAATGATAATATTGCGATCTTTGATCAAGTTGGAATTGGAACAACATCTCCTGGTGATTGCAAACTTAAAATCACAGGACTTGGAACAGATGGTAGTAAGATATTATGTGTTGATAGTAATGGTGTTGGTATTGGCGCAACTTCGAGTCAGTATTTCCTAAATGTAGATGGTAATACTAATATTGGTGGAACTTGTTATGCCACTAATTTTGTTGGTAGTGGTGCAGGACTTACTTCAATCAATGCAGCTGCAACTGGATGGGCTCAAACTTCAGGTGGATATTACAACACTGGATTTGCAAAAATTGGTATTGGAACTTCAGTTCCAGCATATAATTTAGAAGTTGGTTCTCCCGGAACAGGTAATACTGATGTTTATGTTCACAATGTTGCTAAGTTTGTTGGAATCATAACCGCAAATCAAGTTTATGTAAGCGGAATAGTTACTGCGAAAGATTTTAATTTAACCAGCTCATCTGGTCAAATTACCGCTGGTATTATAACTGCAACAAATATTGAAGTTGGATCTGGGTCAACAACGTTGATGACGACTGGGGTAAACATTGGTATTGGAACTACTACCCCAAGAGTAAAGATAGATATTGAGGGTTCTGCCAGATTTAAGACTTATTCTGAGGCAGTTGGTATTTTAACTATAACATCCAACGTTGCCACCATTGATCTTTCAGTAGCACAAAACTTTAACATCACTTTGTTTGACGATATTAATTACTTTGTATTATTAAATGCACCATCTGATTCTACTCAATTCACTTTGAAGGTAACACAAGATTCTGTTGGTGGACATACAGTAGATCTAGATGATTTTAGGAATGTTGGATTGAACACAATTCCAGTAAGATGGCCTGGTGGTGGAGTTCTGCCTGGAGTTACTACAACTGCAAATAGAACTGACATTTATTCATTCAGAATATTTGATGGAAATACATTAACAAGTTATTCATCTGATAATGGAATATATGGTGTGGTTGTTGGTCAAAACTTTGCCGATTGAGGTAAAAACTTATGCCTAGTTTTAATAAGCAAACTACTCTTGACCTTAATGGTCCTATTTTATCATTCATAACTCAACCATATTCTGTTTCCGCTTGTACAAGTGGAATTGCTACCTTTACTGGTATTGCAACAGCAACATTCCCAACACAAACTCCAGCAAATCCAGCAACAAATACTGGATATATTTCTTATCGTTGGCACCAAGTTGGATACGGTGAATTAACAGATGGTGATTTCAATGGAACAACGGTTGTTGGTTCAGCAACATCAACATTAACTCTTTCGGGAATTTCTAGTGCTACTCTTTTTAATAATTCTGAATATTTCTTAAGAGCAGATTATATTCCATCTGCATATTCTCAACCTGCTGGTTCTGATGTTACATCTGTAACTGCCAGATCAACTGGTAATGCAATTAATGATCCCAAAGATTCTGAAATTGTTACATTAAACGTCTACTCAGATATTGTAGTAACAAAACAACCACAAATTACTTCTATAACAACACCAACTAAACAAACTGCTAATATCAGAATAAGAGATGGATTGGGATTTGATACTACTTTTAGTACACTTGATGTAAATGCATATTCTAATTTTGTTTCTGGGAAAGAATATACAATTACAACCGATAAAAATGTATTGATAAAAGCATATGCCATTGGTGGTGGTGGAGCTTCTTCAATAAATCATAGATCTATAACTGGAGGTAGTGGGGGTGCTGCTCAAGGAAATATTATTTTGGTTGCTGGAAACACCTATAAAGTAATCGTTGGTGGATCTGGGAATGGATCAAAGGGAGGATATGGTGGTGGTGGACAAAGTACTTCTGGATATGCTGGTGGCGGAGGAGGTTATACTGGTCTATTTTTAAATTCTGTTTCTCAATCTAATGCATTAATTATTGCAGGCGGCGGCGGTGGTGGTGGAAATGATCCTGGAATTGGTGGTGTTGGTGGTGGATTATCTGGTGGAAATGCATCAAATTATCCTGGAAGAGGAGGGGCTGGTGCAACTCAAAGTAGTGGTTCTGCAGCTCTTAATGCATTATCTGCCCCAGGTGGCGGTGGTGGAGGAGGATACTACGCTGGTTTTGGTGGTCCTAATGCTAGTTCTGGATGTTGTGAAGATGGTGGAGGCGGTGGTGGATCTGGATTTATACATCCAAATTTAGTTAGTGGAGCATCATTTAATCCAGATGGTGCTCAAACTTTACCAGCTCCTGCTACAAATGGATCTTTTAAAATTGAAGTAGTATCATCGGGATCTGATATTGCAACATCATCTCAAAATTCTATTGTATCTTTTTCCACGGAATCTTCATTAGAAGACAGTTCCCAAGGAGAAGTATCTTACCAATGGCAATTAAATGGAATTGATTTGATTGATGGTGAGAACACAATATCTGTTCCAAAAAATAATGGAGATTATTCGACAGACGCATTACTGAGACTTCCTCTTTGGGACAAAAATACTGGTTCATTAGTACTAGAAGATTTAACTAATGTTGCTAATACAGTCACGAGTACTAATGTATCTTGGGTTTCTGGTGGAGGCAAATTTTACAATGGATATGCAAGTTTTAATAGTAATTCCTTTATTACTCTAACTCCGCTATCTGATTTTAATTTTGGAATAGGAGATTTTACAGTAGAAACTTGGGTATATTTTACTCAAACAGGATGGAATGATATTTTTTCAACGGGAAATTATGGACAAAACCAGTTAAGTATTAGAAAAAATAAATCATCTCAATTAAGTAGTTCTCCTGGTTCTGAACAACTTGAAGTTTATTATAATGGAACTATTATTGCTTCTGGTGGTCAGTTTAGTTTAAATACTTGGCATCATGTTGCTGTAACAAGAACAACTCCTTCTACAACTATTACAAAAAGAGATTCTACTCTAAGATTGTTTATAGATGGTATTCAAGTTTCCAGTGCAACATTTAACGGCAATATATCAGCAACAGATGTTAAGATAGGAAGGACACCAGGAAATACTTATAATATGATTGGAAAAATACAAGACTTCCAAATTTACGCATTATCTAAGTATACAGCAAACTTTACCCCATCAACAGTTGCGATAGTTGATAAAAGATTAGTATTATCTCTTCCTTTATGGGATAATGGAACTGGAAGTTTATCATTAACTGATTTATCATCTACTTCAAAAACAATTACTCCTGGTAGCACTTGGGGGAGGTCTCCGTCTTGGAGAACTGGAGTTGGTAAATTTTATGGAGGTGCTGCGTATTTTGGTGGAAGTTCATACTTAAATGTTGCTGGAAGTTCTGATTTTAATTTTGGAACTGGAGATTTCACAATAGAATGTTGGGTTAATTTCCAAAGTGGTTCAAATCCATATCCAACTGGACCTTATGAAGTTCTTGTTTGTGTTGGTGGTGGATATTATGGTGATGGTGGAACTTGGTTTGCTTTTGTTAGGAGTGGGACAGGTGCCACTTTTTACATTGCAAATGTTAGTGGATATGCCTCTATTGGAACTGTAAGTGATTTAAAATTGGGAACTTGGAGACACCTTGCAGTATCAAAACAAGGAACAAATGTCAGATTTTATGTTGATGGTCAGTACATTGGACAAAGAATTGATAGTTCTTCCTATGGTGGCAACGCTGCCGGATATATTGGTTTGGAGCACGCAACATTCCATGACCAAGGATATTACTTCCCATTCTGTTATATGCAGGACATTAAGATTTACAAAGGTCTTGCGAAATATACATCCAACTTCACCCCAGAACAAACTTCAATCGTAAGTGGTTTGTCACAAAATATTGATGTTTCTACATTTGCAAGTGGGTCACAAACACCAACTTTATCAATTTCTCTTCCAAACGTATCTAAGAATTTATTAAGAGCAAAAATAACACACCCAACTGCTTGTAATTCTCCAGTTTATACAAATACTGCTCAATTAAATGTTGTTTCCTCAACAAGTCGTGCAGTTATTGAAGTTGAGGCATATGATTTAAATTCAACCACAGCAACTTTACGTGAGTTTGATTTAACTAATCTTGATTATACAATCACATCAAGAGTTTTTGATTCAGATACTATTTGCTTATATGCAAAGGATAGGGATATTACAGTAGAATTTGAGATGTATGGTGCGAGAGGTGAAGACTCTGATTATACAAGTCCAACGAAAGAACTTGGTGGTGAAGGTGGTTATTCAAAGATTAGATTTACTATGAAAAGAGGTGAAGAATATATTGTTAAAGGTATTAAATCAAAAACAGCACTTTATTTGTATAGAAAGGCTCAGTTGATTGCTTGTGTTGGTCAAGGTGGTAAAGGTGGACGCTATGGCGCTGGCGGAAGAGGTGGTGGTGTAAATGTTGCTGGTGAAAATGGATTTGGAAGACTATCTGGATCTGGTGGGCAAGCAATTCCTATTGGTCAATTGAGTGGTAATGGTATTTTTGGATCTTCCTCGGCAACGAAGAACATATATTCTGAAGATTCTAAAGCATCTGGATTGACTGGTGGAAGAACAATATCTTGTACTAAAGGTATCTATTGGAGATCTGAGGGAAAAACCGCTTGTTCAGATCTTGGTGTAACTAAGTTTAGATTATCAGATGGTAGAGAAGTTACAAATAGTGTTGCCATTATACGAGGATTTAAAGAAGGTTATGGTATAAATCAAACTGCAGGTAGTAATAGTGGATCTGATGGTGGTATTGGTGGTAATGGAGCCACTGGTGGATCTGGAGGAACTTCTGGTGGTGGAGGAGGTGGATCTGGATATACTGATGGATCTGTCACTGTAGTAAATACAACTCTTGGTGGACATACTGAAAAAGAAACCAAACTTATTATGAGATTATTTGAGACGACGGGAGATTTCTATAGAGATTCTGCTGGAAGAATTCTTATCTTTTCTGCAGCAACAGCAGGAAAAGATCCAAGAACTTTAACTAAAACAACAGGTAGAGTTCTTCCAGGAACTGATTCTTGTATTGATGATATAAGATGGCAGAGTTTTATTGAACTTGCAAAGACTCAAAATTATCGTTTGACAGCAACTCTTGATGGAAAAACTACAGCAATTTCGAGAGCAACTGATTTTAATATTAGGAAAATGATAAATTCAAATTATATAAAACTTAAGACTAGTTTGACTGATTGGCAATATGTTCCATATTCATATCCATTTTATTGTTTAGCATGGGATGAAGATAGCATTGGTCCCGGATATGGATTGGACTATTCCATTCTTTCTTGGGGTGGAACAACATATTATTATGGATATTATGGACAATCTTCCAATTCATTCTTTTCTCCAACGACTTATAGCAACACAACTGCAAATTTATGGATACTTCCTCCAGGTGTTCCTGATTTTCCTTGATAAATAATTAAAATCTAATTGGGGGAGAGTGAACCCAAATGGCAGTAAATAAGAATTTTGTAGTTAAGAACGGATTTGAGGTTAATACCAACCTTATCGTTGCAGACGCTACGACAGATAAGGTTGGTATTGGTACAACAATCCCACAATACGGATTTCATGTTATAGGTGGAATTGGTGTTACCAACTCTTATGTCAGTGGAATTTCAACAATTACAAATGAACTAAGAGTTGGAGCGGGTGGACAAGCTTTTAGTGTAATTGCAGGACCAACTGGAATAGCAAAATCTATAGGTGTTGGTACTGCATATCCGGAATACTTATTGGATGTTCGCTCTCCGGTTTCTACTGGCCAGACAGCACTCTATGTTTATGGTGATCTTAATGTAACTGGAGACGTTAATATTGATGATATTGTTCTTGATCAAGCAGATATTAATAGACTTTTTGTAAGTCAAGCTGCACAACTGAATAGCGGAGCAACTCTCTACGTAACAGGTATATCTACTTTTGATGGTTATACTGATATTAATAATAGTGTTGATATATCAAATAACCTAAGAGTTTCTGGAATAACCACATTATCTTCAGCAATAGTTGGATCTGCGGTTACCATTAACTCAACAGGAATTTATGTTACGGGTGTAGGAACTGTAACATCAAGTTTTAATGTTGGAACTGCTTTAACTGCTGCATCGGTGGTTGTAGGATCTGCAGTTACAATTAATAGAACTGGTGTCAATATAACTGGTATTATAACTTCTACTACTTATCGAGTAGGATCAGCGCAAACTATTAATGCAACTGGTATTAATATAACAGGTATTTCCACATTTTCTGGAATTACAACAGTAACCGGTCCTACGTTATTTGCAAAACAACTTAATGTTTCTGGAATTTCGACATTAGGAACGGTAAGAATTTCTTCTGGAATTATTACAGCAACTTCAGGTGTTGTTACTTATTATGGAGATGGATCATATCTCAGTGGAAATGCAAGAAATCTAACTGCAACAATTGGTATTGGAACCTCTGCTGGAGTTGTTGGATATGCAGTATCTTTTATTGATCTAAGAGGTCCAGGACTATCAACAGTTTTTTATGATAGTACAACTGGTATTGCAACTGTTAATATTGTTGGTGGTGGTGGAGGTGCGACAATTGGTGTTGGATCAACTCCCGGTTCTGCTGGATTTCCTGTTGGTTTTGTAACGTCTGGAAATCTCTGGTACAATACAAATATTGGTAGACTATTCATTTATTACCAAGATACTGATAGTGCCCAATGGGTTGATGCTGCACCATTTAATGTTGGTATAATTACAGCAGTTGGAAGTCTTTCATTCGCGAATGGGACTGCAATTGCTCCGAGTTGGTATTTTGACAACAGTTCAACAACTGGTGTGTTCTCACCAACTGCAGGACAACAAACATTTGTATCTGCTGGATCTTCAATCTTAAATATCAATCCTGCAGGAATTAGAGTAACTGGAATAGCTACGGCAACTGATTTTGATTCACTTTCTGATATTCGTTATAAGGAAAACGTCAATACTGTTAATAGTGCATTACTAAAAGTCGATCAATTACGTGGAGTTAAGTTCAACTGGAAGGAAAGTGGTCTTCCTTCTTATGGTGTAATTGCACAAGAACTTGAAGACGTTCTACCCGAACTAGTTCATGGTGATGACCCTAAGACTGTTAACTATAATGGTATTATTGGCGTTCTAATTGAAGCGATTAAGGAACTCAAAGCAGAAGTGGAAGAACTAAAGAACACTAAATAATAAGAAACGCCGAGTGGTAACACGAAGATGGCAAAAATTCACTATCTCTATAAAATAGAAAATAAATTAAACGGAAAAATTTATATTGGAGTCCACTCCACAGAAAATATAAATGATGGATATATGGGATCCAGCACTTTAGTGTCCCGTGCGATTGAAAAATATGGCAGGAATAATTTTTCAAAAACTATTCTTGAATATTGTGACAGTAGAGAGTCATTGATGGATTTAGAAAAAAAGATTGTAAATAAGGAGTTTGTTTGTAGAAAAGACACTTATAATTTATCTATAGGTGGTTCGGGTTTAACATCTACCTGGATAAAAAGTAATGAAACAATTGCTCAAAAATTAAAAAATGATCCAAACTGGGCAGAAAGACGTAATCGTAATATTTCTTTAGGAGTTCGTAATGCTATGAAAAATGGAAAGTGTTCTACTGCAACTCGTGAATTCCAAATGATTAGAACTCAAAAATCTTTAACTGAAGAATATATTAAAAAGCGTAAAGATACATATGCGAAAAATAAACATCAACAGGGAGAAAATCATTCATTATATGGCAGAAAAGCAGTTCATAATGATGTAAGTTGGAAATGGGTCCAGAAAGAGGAAGTTGATAAATATTTAGAATCTGGTTGGAAACTTGGTAAACTAAAATCTGGCAAGAGGATTTAAAAAATGGCCATTAAAGTCTCAGGAACTACTGTAATTGATGACAGTAGGAATACGAATACTGGTATTTTAACAGCAACATCAGCAATTGTAGGGTCTAGTGTAACTGTCAATGCAAGTGGTATTAATGTAACGGGTGTTGTTACTTCTGTCAGTTTTGTTGGAAATGTTACTGGAACAGCAACAGGTCTATCAGGAAGTCCTATAATTTCTGTATCTGGAGTAAATAATACTGGTGTTTCTACGGTTACTGACTTAAGACTCTCTTCTATTGCTGATAAAACTACAATCGTAAGTGGCAATAGCGTAAGTCTTGTTTATAATACTGGTGGTGGTAATGTTGCGATTTGCACAAATCCAACAGGACCTATTACACTCAATGTAACTGGTATTCCAACTGATAGTTCTTTTAATAATCGGGCAATCTCATTTGCCGTAATTGCTATTCAAACAGCAACAGCATATGCTTGCACTAGCGTTACTCTAAATGGTGTTGCCTTTGGTGCGAATGCAACTGTTGGTGTTCAAACTCATATTGCTTATGTGTCCGGAACAGTAGCAACAGGAAGTACTACTGGTTATGATGTCTTTAACTTTACCGGTATCAATACTACTGGTTCTGCATCAACAACACTTAATTATAAAATACTCTCAAATGTAAGCGGCGGATATAGAAGGTACTGATTTATGGCTCCCATCGTTACTTCTCTAGCATCTATTGTAAAACAGTTTGGCATTGGTGCTGTTCTTGCTTCTTCTTCTCCTCCTGGTAGTACTGGACTCACCGCAACTGGTGGTGTCATTAGTGATTATACTGATCCGGGACCAGGAATAATTTATAGAGCACATATTTTTACCTCATCGGGAACTTTTACTGTAAGTTCTATTGGTGGTTATGGTTCTAATGTAGATTATTTGGTAGTTGCTGGTGGAGGAGGCGGAGGTGGTCAAAGAGCTGGAGGTGGTGGCGCAGGTGGTTTGCGAACTAATCTTTCTGGCCACCCACTAGAGGGTTCAGCATTTTTAGTATCAACTTCTCCTGGATCTTATGTTGTAACAGTTGGGGCTGGTGGGGCTGGATCTGCACCACCTTCAGCAGGATCAAATAACAATAAAGGATTTTCTTCTGGTTCTAATTCTGTATTTGCACCTGGATATGTTGGAGTAATTACAGCAATAGGTGGTGGTTATGGTGGAGCAGCTTTTCCAAGTCCAGTTCAAAGTGGAAGTCCTGGTGGATCTGGTGGAGGAGGTGGAGGATCTAATCCTGGCGTTGTGCCATTTGCTGGAACAACCGGGGGAACTGGAAATACTCCACCATCATCACCACCGCAAGGAAATTCCGGAGCAAACTCTAATCCTGCAGCACGGGCTGGAAATGGTGGTGGTGGTGCTGGTGGTGCTGGTTCTTCAGCACCAAGCGATTTAAATGGTGGTCCAGGTGGTGTTGGTTCTCAAGTTTTAATTGCTGGTTCTGCATCTCCACTAGGAACGCCTGGTCCAAATCCTGGCGGTGGATATTTTGCTGGAGGTGGAGCTGCAGGTGCAGCAAATGCAGGAACTTCTGGAACTGGTGGATCTGGTGGTGGTGGAAATGGTGGACCAGGATTTCCATCTCCTGGAGTTCCAGGTGGTAATGGAACTTATTCTACAGGCGGTGGCGGTGGAGGTGGTGGTGATGACCCTGCAGGATCTTCTGGTGGTGGAAGTGGTGGTTCAGGAATTGTAGTTGTTAGGTATAAAATAGGACAAATCGTTGCATCTACAAAAGCAACTGGTGGTTTGATTAGTTATAGTGGTGGAAAGACCATTCATCAGTTTTTATCATCAGGAACATTTACTATTACAAATCCTTCTCTAACTTCTGTTGACTATCTTGTTGTTGCTGGTGGCGGCGGTGGTGGGATTTTGGGTGGCGGTGGGGGAGGTGCTGGTGGATTTAGAACAGGAACTTCATTTCCTGTAAGTCCATCTCCTGGATCATACACAATTACTGTTGGATCTGGTGGAGCTAGAGGTGGGGGAGGTAATGGAAATCCTTCAGTATTTTCTACCATAACTTCTACCGGCGGCGGTGGCGGCGGCAATTATAATAATGCCCCTAACTCCGGATCTCCAGGTGGGTCTGGTGGTGGTGGCGGCAGCCCAGGAGTTAGTGGACCTGCTGGAGGAGGATCTGGAAATACTCCACCAGTTTCTCCTTCACAAGGAAGTAATGGTGGAAGTGGATTCCATAATCCAGGAGTTGCTGCTGTAGGTGGTGGTGGCGGGGGTGCCGGTGGGACTGGTACTAATGCAACACCAACTAATGCAGGAAATGGTGGACCTGGATCACCTTCTTCTATCTCTGGATCATCAGTAATTTATGCAGGTGGTGGTGGAGGTGGATCTAATGGAGGAACTTCAGCAACTGGAGGATCTGGTGGCGGTGGAAATGGTTCACCAGGATTTCCAGTTCCTCCCGGTTCAATAATTATTAATGGATCTGAAAATACTGGAGGTGGTGGAGGAGGAGGATCTGGACCATCTGGAGCAGATCCTAATGGTGGATTGGGTGGTTCTGGCATCGTTCTTATTGCATATCCTTCATAAATATGATCAGAACTTTAAAGTTCTAAAAGACCTGAACAGGTGACACTCTTCAGGAAAAGGGAGGGAGCAGAAATGCTCCTTTTTAATATAAATACATTTGTCACCTGTTTAGAGTAGTATGAAACGATTAGAGGTCTCTCAGGAGAGAGCACTGGAACTTTTTAAGTATGAAGACGGAAAGTTATTCCGAAGAAGTGATAATAAAGAAATGGGTTGTTATTCCCCAAAACACCATAGATATGTTAGAATAGGTATTGATGGTCAAAACTATAAACTCCATCGCATTATATTCTTATATCATAAAGGGTATATGCCCAAGTTAATAGATCACATTAATGGTGATCGTTATGACAACCGAATAGAAAACCTAAGAGAAGCAAATACTTATCAAAATCGACAGAATAGTAGAATATACTCTACAAGTAAGTCGGGTGTGAAGAATGTTTATTGGAACTCATCTATGAATAAATGGAGAGTTTCTATGCATATTAACGGCAAAAAACACTGTTTTGGTCATTATACCGTCTTAGAAGAAGCAAAACAAGTTGCAACTTCTATGCGTAATAAATACTTCAAGGATTTTGCAAACCACGGATCTTATTAATAAGGAGGAAAGGAACTTGGCACATTTTGCAATGTTAGATGAAAACAACGTTGTTACTCAAGTTATCATTGTGAGTAACGAAGATACTTCGGATGTTAACGGAAACGAAGTAGAAGAAATCGGAGTTGCTTTCTGTAAGAAACTTCTGGGTGCTGATACTAACTGGAAGCAGACCTCATACAATAACAATATGAGAGTTCGCTATGCAGGTATTGGATATTCTTACAATGAAGCACTAGACGCTTTTGTACCACCCAAGCCTTTTGCTTCTTGGGTTCTGAATGAAACAACAGCAGATTGGGAATCGCCAGTTGGACCCGCTCCAACATTAACCCAAGAAGAAATTGATTCACGTTCATTATATCGTTGGGATGAAGATAATGGTGAATGGGTTCTAGAAACTCCACCAGCACCTCCTGCTGAATGATAAATAATAACGCCTGAAACTACCGCAATCGTTACAGGTATGGGGTGCCTCTAAAGCACCCTCTTTTACTATAAATAATAATGCGGTAGTTCTAGAGCAAAAATGAAAATCAATCCACTCCCACCACTGGAGTTGTTAAATCACTTGTTTGAAATTAGTGAAACATCTCCTAGTGGTCTTGTTTGGAAAAATCCAAGATCAAACTCTGTCAAAAGAGGAGATACTGCTGGAAGAATTAATACTTATGGTTACTATCACGTTGGAGTAAGAACCGATAAAGATAGAAACTATAAAACTCATAGAATATTATATTACATGAAAACAGGAGAAGATCCTCAAGATTTTTGTATTGACCATATTTCGGGCAGGGGTAATAATTTTAATATTAGAAAAGCAACGCACTCTCAAAATGGAGGAAATGCAAAAAAGACAAAAAGAAAAACATCAAGTAAATATAAGGGAGTTTCTAGAAGAAAAAATAGAAAAAAATGGTTGTCTAGATTGATGGTAGAAAGAAAATGCGTTTATTCGGAATATTTTTTAACAGAAAAGGAAGCAGCAATTGCATATAACAAAAAAGCACTTGAATACTTTGGACAATACGCTCTCCTAAATGTAATTGAATAAATAAACATATAAAATAAAGATAGAAATGTCCGCCACAAAAGTACAATTAGTCAGTAATATTGTAGGAAATGTATCTGGTGGTGCAAGTTTTACTGGCATCGTTACTGCATCATCATTTTCTGGTGATGGTTCTCAACTTACCGGTGTTGGTGGTGGTGTAGGGCAACCAACTGGTGATGCTGATGGACTTTTTAATTATGTTGCTGCTGCTGCAACTGTAACTCAAAGCATTACGTTTGATACCACCAATGCAGGTAACTATGATTCTTACGTTGTAGCAGTTGTTCCAAATATTACGATTGCTTCTGGTATTGGCGTTACCGTAGGTGTAGGTAAAACTATGGTAATTGATGTTCTACAAATAGGAGATCTCTGATGTCAGATTTAAGAGTTACTAATTTAAGAGGAAGAACCTCTGGAAGTGCTCCGAATTTACCTGATGGTGCAGTTGTCAGTGGTGTTTTGACCGCAACAACTATTGGATCTTCTAGTGACACTATTGTTATCCCCGGAAATTTAACGGTTAATGGTACTAAAACCATTATTAATACAAATATTCTTGATGTAAAAGATAAGACTATAGGTATTGGTTCTACTTCATCACCAACTGATGCTGGTGTCGATGGAGGTGGTATTGTCATTTATGGAACAACAAATAAAAGTATTCTTTGGCAGGATAATTCAGATTCGTTTACCTTCAGTGAAGGTATTGACATTAAAGGTGCAATAGAAACTGTTTCGACTGGAACAACATCCAATTTAGGTGGTGGTAGAGTTATTCTTGAATGTAATGCACAAAATGGAACTGTTTTTACTCATGACTTATCAAATGGAAACGTTGGTATTGTTTCATTGAGAAATTTTCCAGTAACCAAAAATTCAGTAACAACATTTACTATTCTATTCACACAAAACTCTTCTGGAACTGGTAACACTACCGCAGCAACAGGTATAGGAACTAATATTACACTTACACCTCTTGGAGTTTCTGGATTTAGTACGTCAGCAAGAGTTTCGTCTGCATCTACAATTACATTGTCTCAAACAGCAAGTGATGTTGATATTGTAACTCTTGCTATTCATTATAATGGATCTGGAACAGAAACTCCCGGAAATTATAGAGTTTTCGGGGCAAATAATGCAGGATATCGTCTTGGTAATATTAGACCTTGATCGGAGGTAATTATGGCACCATTTTTTACTGGAATTGCAAAGAGTCTGGGTGGATTTTGGATTTCTAGAACTTCTGGAGTTTCTGACACGAGTTTTAATGCATTAATATCTACAGATGTTTTTACATCTCCGTTCACTAGTTCTTCTAGAGTTTCTTCTAAAGTTGAATTTATTGCTGTTGGTGGAGGGGGTGGAACAACTGCGAGTGGAAGTGGAGGGCAAGGGGGAATATCAGTTGCAAGATTTACAATTCCAACAACAACAACTCTTTTATATGCAGTTGGTGCTGCTGGGCAAGCCGCTGGTCCAGGTGCTGCCGGCGGAGCAGGATGGTCTCCAACTATAGGATATGGTGGTTCTGGATATTCGTCTTATCCACCAGCACCTCTTTATAGTGGCGCCGGTGGAGGTGGTTTAACTGGAGTTTTTAATACTCCATCTGCTCCAGGAATAACTCAAGCTACTGCATTAATTGTTGCAGGCGCTGGCGGTGGAAATCGTTATAGTGGTGGACTTGGTGGTAATGGTGGGGGAACAACAGCAGACGCTGCACCTACACCAGGAACAGGAACAGGTGGTGGAGGCGGAAGTCAAGTTTCGGGTGGAGCAGGAGGACTTAATCAACCTGGATCTCCACCAGCTACTGCTACTAATGGAGGTCAATTAGTTGGTGGTAATGGAAGTTCTGTTCCTGCCCCTGCTGGTCCTCTGTGGGCATATGGTGGCGGTGGAGGCGGAGCTGGATATTATGGTGGTGGAGGAGGTGGTGGATCGAACAGCACATCTGGAGGAAATTCTGCTGGAGGTGGAGGAGGTTCTGGGTATATTAATACGTCATCTCCACTTTATGTTCCATCACCTGCAGTTGAAAGAAACTATACTGGAATGGGAGACCCGGGTGGATCTGGTGTTGGAGGTCCATATCCTTTAGGTGCAGGTAAAAATCATCCACAAATTGCGCCATATTGGGCATCAGTACCAACTCAATATGGAAATTCTGCAATTCCTGGTGTCTTAATAGTTAATTATTATAATTAATGTCTATAATTAAAAATTATCAAAAAGAAAATAATTTAGTAAAAGACACTTACAATATTCTTATAGATTTAGAGTCTATATGTAATATTAATTATTTAAATGATGAGAGAATAGTATTTCATCCATGTAGATTAAAGGCTGTTAATTCTTTATATGATAAAGGACATATTATAAACATTTTTACTAGAATTGATAGCAGCAAAAGGGAAAATATTATCCAACAACTAGAGAATTTAAAATATCACAATATCATATTTGATTTTATTAATGTAGACTTTATTGTTAGTTCTACGTCCAGAGAACAAATTTCTTTTTTTGATGAACTATTTGATAGGGACTATGAGATAAAACCTCTACAGCATTTAATTTCATATGATGTGTTTTAATATAAATAATTAAAAAGTATCAAATAAGATGTCGCAGTTAAATGTAGATACTATAAAAAATAGATTAGGAACCGGTGGACCAACTGTTCCTTCTTTAAATGTTACTGGTATTGTAACTGCTACAAGTTTTGTTGGATCTGGATCTAATCTTACCGGTATTAACGTAAATAATAAAGCAATAGCAATGAGTATTGTTTTTGGTGGTTGATAATCTCATAAATATTACAAAAAGGTTTATAGAAAATGGCAGCGCCAAATATTGCAGGTCTCACAACTATTACAGGTGTTTCTACCTTTATTTCTGGTGTTAGCACTACCTCATATAATGTTCTTATTTCAAATGCAGCATCTAGTAATCAAGTATTTAAACTTAATACTTTAGTTGCTTCAAATACAACTAGTAATAATACAACTGCAATTACTGTAAAAATATTTGGTGGCGCTGCAGGTACTGGGTCATCAGTTTCTATGGCTTCGTCTATTGCAATTCCTGGTGGTTCTTCAATAGTATTGATTGGTAAAGATAATCCAGTTTATATTGAAGAGAATCGTTCAATAGGAGTAAATGCAAACTTTACAAATTCTGTTGATGTTTATGCTTCATATGAAGCTATTTCGTGATTTTAAACATAAGAGAGATTTAAAAATATGAGAAACAATGCAGGAAGAGTTGGGTATGCAGTTTCTAGTATTTTCGATGGTGGAGTTTTTACTAGAATTGAAAATAGTTATTTTAAAACATTAGGTAGAGTAACCATTTCTGGAGGAACTGTTACAAATCCAGGAAATGGTTATAGGTATCATTTTTTCACAAGTCCAGATACTTTAGTCAATACTACAGCAGGAAACCCAGTTACTGTAGAATATATCGTAGTTGCTGGCGGCGCCGGCGGTGGTGGTGCTTCTATATCTGGATCATATGCAGGCGGAGGCGGGGGTGGTGCTGGAGGATATCGAACAGGATCGATGTCCATTACACCCGGCATTTACCCAGTTTCAGTTGGAGCAGGAGGACCTGCTGGATTGCTAAATCCTGCTGGAGGATCTCCAGGGGGAGCAGGCAATCCATCAACTTTTAATGCAATAACTTCTACCGGCGGAGGTTATGGTGGAGCTCCATATCATCCATCAAATGTTGGTGGGAATGGTGGATCTGGTGGTGGAGGAGGAACTGGTGGTGGAGGAGCCACCGCTCCAGGCGGTTCTGGTAATAGTCCACCAACTTCTCCACCTCAAGGAGGGGATGGAGGTTCTACAAATTATACAAATGCTGGCGGTGGCGGTGGTGGTTCAAGTGCTGGACAACCTGGACCGGGAGTTACTCCCGGAACAGCAGGATATGGTGGAATTGGAGTATCTGGATTTTCTGCAGATGCTGGTATTCCACCTACATATGGTGCTCCCGGTCCATCTTCAGGTCGTTGGTTTGCTGGAGGCGGTGGCGGTGCTATGGGAATATTTGCCGGAAATGGTGGTCCTGGTGGTGGACCTGGAGGACCATTTGCTGGCGGCGGAGCTGGCGGTGCAAGGTCTGTTAGTGGAACTGATGGAACTGCCAATACTGGTGGAGGCGGAGGAGGATGTGGTGGAGATCCAAACACGCCAACAAATAGAGCTGGAGCTGGTGGTTCCGGTATTGTCGTCATTCGTTACTTAGTATAGGGTATATAAAATTATGGCACACTACGCAAGAATTAATTCAAATAATATTGTTACTTATGTAACACCCATTCCAAATGAAATGATTACTGATATTAATGGTAATGAGCATGAAGACTGGGCTTATAAACATCTTTACGAAACAATTCCCGATTCTTTAGAAGATAGATGGGTAAAAACATCATACAATAATAATTTTAGAGTTCGTTATGCTGGTATTGGATATACCTATAACGAAACTCTAGATGCTTTTATTCCACCTAAACCATATGAATCTTGGGTTCTGAATGACTCTACGTTTGATTGGGAATCACCAGTTGCTAAACCAACTCTCACAGAAGAACAAATCGAAGCACGTTCATTCTATCGTTGGGATGAAGACAATGGTGAATGGGTTTTAGAAACTTCTCCAATACCTTGAGAGTAATATAAATATTAAAAAAACTGTAATCTGATGTCAAAAGTACAAGTTGATACTATTGTAAATAAAGATGATAACGGAGCACCAAATTTTTCGAAAGGATTAACAGTTTCTAATAATCCTATTCTTGCAGGTTCTGCATCATCAACTGGGACATTAAATCAAAGACTTCAAGTTACTGGTAATGCTTATATTTCTGGATCAGTTGGAGTTGGTACGACTAATCCTTCATCAAAACTTGATGTATTTGGTGGAAATGTGAGGTCACTTGGAACTACATCACCTTCATTTATTGTAACACCAACTTCTGGTTCAAGTTATATTTTTGGTGCTAATACTTCTATATCTGGTGGTGGAATTTATGATAATACATCTGGTAATTGGAGACTTGTTGTAAAAGATACAACAGGTGATGTTGGTATTGGAACCACAAATCCAACTTCAGAGTTGCATGTTGTTGGTGGAGATTCCAGATTTGGTGGCGTAATAGAGACTGTATCTACGGCAACCACATATTTGAGCGGTTCTGCGTTAGTGCTTGAGATGGATGTAAGGCAAGCAACAACGTATACTTATACAATGCCAGCAGGGGCAAATATTGGTATTGTTTCTTTTAAAAATATGCCAGCTCAAACTAACCGCCCAAGTGGTTCTACCATTACGTTATTAGTAACTCAAAACTCTGCAGGAACTGGTAATACTACTACAGCAACAGGTATAGGGACAAATATTACTATAGTTGGATATGAAAATGGAGCGCCTGTTGCTGGAATAACAACAAGAGCATTGGTTAGTTTTGGTTCAACAATTACTCTCACTTCAACTGGAAATGATAGAGAATTTGTTTCATTCTTTATACATTATACAGGAGGAACAAATACTACAGCATCGAGCTATCAAGTTTATGCCACTAAAAATGGAGGATTCCGCTAAATTATGTCTCCAATTTTTACTGGGTCAAAATTTGGGTTTAGTGCTTCAAATTCTGGATTAGCGTTTCCTCCAGCATATCAATCATTAATAGATTCGTTTTCTACAAAATATTATGTTGCAAAAACTGGAAGCGATTCTACTGGAAATGGTTCATTAAATAATCCTTGGTTAACAATTAAATACGCAGAATCTCAGGCATTACCAAGCTCTGCAATTATTGTATATCCAGGAACTTATAGTGAAGTTAATTATAATATAGGTGGTGGAGCTGATGCGATGGTGTATACTACTAAAGTATTAAGTTACATTGCTGCTCCTGGAAGAGTAATATGGACAGAAGCTAGTAATCTGGGACTAAGGGATAATCATATTTTAGCAATTAATAATACAAATATTAAATTATATGGTTTTACCTTCAAAAGAAATAATGACGGAAGAACCACAGATTACAATACGGCCATTTGGAGTGAGTATGCTGGTGCAACTAATGGACAAGCTTATAACTGCGTTTTTGAAGAGTTAAATGCCAACGGTTATATGTCTTATGTTTATGATAATAGCACAACTGCGGCAGGAAAAACTTATAATAGTCTATTCGTTGCTTCCAGTTGGCTTGCATCATATAGTGGAGGAACAAGCACAATAGTCCAAAACACTGCGTTAACTTCATCTAGTCCATTTAGTCTTCCTGGTACATCTACAAATAATGTAAATGGGGCAACTATCAATGCTACAACATATTCATTGACAAATTATTCTAATTCAACTTATGGTGTATACAGCGGAACTTATGCTTGGCCATTATCATAGACATTTCTGAAAATATCATATATAATAAACCTGAATATATTATTCACATATGGCATTTCAATCAATTTGGTACTTTAGTGACCTACCAGAAGATGTAGTAGACATTATCGAAAGAGATTTAACTGAAAAGTTTGATCAGCAAATGGCAGACTCCAGACTTCATGGAGATGCTCTAAACAAAGAAAAAAGAAACTCACAAAATGCCTGGATTCCCACTACACATTGGGTAGGTGGATTTGTTTGGCATTATATTGAAAGAGCAAATAGAGAAAACTTCTTATATGATCTTCGCTGCATTGACGGAGAATCAATGCAGTTTACAAAATACAGTGAAGGTCAGTTTTATGGATGGCATAATGATGCTGGACTTGCAACACAATATAAACCAGTAAGTGTTGGTAATCGCCAAGACGGTCTTGCTCAAGATTTTCTCAATGAAAAAATTGAGATGGTAAGAAAGCTTTCGTTTGTTGTTCAACTTTCTGATCCTGATGATTATGAAGGTGGCAACCTTCAACTCCTTGATGAATCTGGCAACTCATATTTTGCCCCAAGAAAGCGCGGTACGGTTATTCTTTTTGATTCCCGCACACAACATAGAGTTCTTAAAGTAACTAAAGGAGTTCGTAAGAGTTTGGTTGGCTGGGTGTGCGGTTCAAGATGGAAATAGAACCTAGGTGGAAGTAATATAAATACTTCCACCGATAACCAATAATGTTATGGAAAATCATTATGTTTATTATTCTTATGAAGAATTTGGGAGAGGTTATATAGGTTCTAGAACCTGCGATTGTCTCCCAGAAGATGATAATTATCTTGGTTCTTATACCGACCAAACTTTTAATCCAACAGATAAAATAATTCTTGAAACTTTTTCTACAAGAGAAGAAGCACTCCAAGCAGAAGTAGATCTTCATAAATTTTATCAAGTAGATAAAAACCCACATTTTGCAAATAAAGCAAGACAAAAAACAAGTGGATTTTATTATGCAGAAAAAAAATTTGGTGAGGAAAATCCATTTTATGGAAAGTTACACTCTGAGGAAACAAAAAAAATTATTAGTCAATATCAAATAGAAAATAACGGATATGTAAAAAATCGTAGATCTTATAAAGGAGAAAACAATCCATTTCATGGTAAAACACATTCACAAGAAACAAAAGAACTTATAAAGAAAGGAATAAAAGAAACTTGGAAAAATCAACCACATCCTTGGATTGGTAGAAAACATAGTGAAGAGTCAAAAGAAAAGTTTAGAGAAAATAACAAAGGGGAAAAAAATCCAAATTTTGGAAAAAAACATAGTGAGGAAACACTTATGAAAATGAAAGAGGCAAGAAAACTTTGGTGGGAAAATAAGCGTCAGCAACAGAAAGAGGTATAAAAAATGAACGTCGGATGTGATTTCAATCCAAATAGACCAATTGGTGCTACCAAAGAAATGGTAGAGTCCAAACCAATTATGGAACAGTTTAATAAGTATCATCAGCAAGGACTTCAATGTTCAATTGATCCTGGTGCTCCTGCTGTTCCTCTTGGTGCTCGCGAATACTTTGATCGTCATGGATATATGATTATCAAAAATCTATATGATCCGAAAGAATTATTTCATGAAGTCCCAAAAGAAAGAGGTCAACTTAATTATTTTGGATCTGTAGATAGATTTAACCATAATCCAGATGAAATGCAAGTTCCAGGTTCACTTGCACGCTACACTCACCCACAATATAAAGAAGCGCATACAAAGATTCGTTTAATTCTTGAAGATATTCTTGGTGAAAAACTTTATAATACTTATTATTATGATCGTTTTTATTTCGCTGGGCAAAGACTTGTAAGGCATTCGGATCGTGATGCTTGTGAGGTTTCTGTAAGTGTTCAAATTAGCACTAATGCAGATAAACCTTGGCCTTTCTGTATTGAAACTCCAAGTGGTGAAGAGCGTTTTGCAAATCTTGAAGATGGTTGGGGACTTCTTTATAAAGGATGTGAGAGGCAACACTGGAGAGATCCACTAGAATCTAGATACACTAAATTTGGTAAAATTCTAAACAAAGTTCTTAGAAAACCAGATGATACATATCATCACCAAATTTTCTTCCATTATGTAAGAGCAAATGGACCAAGAGCTCACTGTGCAAATGATGCTGCGCGATGAAAATACCACTTTTTGAATATCCCACATATCAATATCAATTAACGGATTGGGACTTTAAAAAGAAAGCAATTTTGGGTAAAATTAAAGATAAAAATTTTATAAGAACTTCACTTCAAACATTTGAAACTGATCGTCAAAAAGACAATCATTCATATATTCATTACCTTCAGGACATATTAAAACCTGAGTTAAATGAATTCTGTCAAGAAGCTGAAGTTACTTGTAGAATGACTGATGCCTGGTGTGTAAGATACTATAAAGGAGATCAACAAACAATTCATAATCACCGTTCTTGGGGATTTAGTGGGATTATATATTTGGAGTATGATCCAATAGTGCATAGTCCTACTTGTTTTGTTGCTCCTTGGCAAGATCCAAGAACAGACACAACATCTTTAGTTTTTCCACAAAATGTTAAAGAGGGAACAATGATCTTGTTCCCTAGTTATACTTTACACTTTGTTTATCCAAATCAAACAAGAAAAAGACGTTCTATATTATCTTTTGATTTACTTCCAGAGACTCCAGATCATCAGTCACTAAAATAAGTCAATAAATAAAACTATAGAGATAATAGAGAAGAAGTGGCACTTAATTTTCCAAACTCTCCTACAGTAGGACAAATATATACCGATTCAACATCTGGGTTTTCCTATGAGTGGGATGGAACGGTATGGAAAAGTTTTACTGGGGCGAGTAGTTCTAATATTAAAATTATAGATGATATTAGTTCGAGTTTTAATGGTAGTACTCAAACTTTTCCATTAACTGCTAATGGATCTGCAATTTCTCCACCAACTTCACAATCAGTAATAGTAAATCTTGGTGGTGTTATTCAAGATCCATCTGATGATTATACAATTTCTGGAAGTAATATTACCTTTACAACTGCACCAGCATCTGGACTTACGTTTTCTGCAGTTTCTTTAGGTCCGGCAGTTCCAGTAGATTATGCAAATAATGGTAATGTTTATACTAGAAGTACATTTACCGCAACTGCAGGACAGACTAATTTTACTGTTACTGGAACATATACTGTAGGATATTTAGAAGTTTATCGTAATGGCGTCAGACTAACATCTGGTAGTGACTTTACCGCTACTAATGGCACAACTTTTGTTCTTGCCGATGCAGCAAACTTAAATGATGAAATTGAGTCTATTGCATATAATGTTGCAACAATTGTTACAACGGCAGGGCAATTTGACAATATTAATGTAACTGGAATATCAACACTTACTGGACAAACAAACGCATCAAACATTAATGCAACTGGTGTTGTAACTTCCACTGCAGCAATAGTAGGTTCTGCAGTTACTGTTCGTTCAACGGGAATTAATGCTGGAGTTGGTATTATCACAGCAAGAGAATTTGATATCACTGGTTCTTCAAACACATTTAATGCAACAGGAGTTAGTGTAACTGGTGTTGTAACTTCCACTGCAGCAATAGTAGGTTCTGCAGTTACTGTTCGTTCAACGGGAATTAATGTAACTGGTGTTGTAACTGCAACAAGTTTTGTTGGATCTGGATCTAATCTATCTGGACTTCCAGCGGGGTATAGTGATTTAGATAATATGCTTTTCGGATAAATAACTAGAAAAGAAGTAAGATGGCACTCAGAAGAACTAAATTATTGGGTATTCAAGCAGTCACTGGTATTAATACTGTTGGCATTTTTACTGTAGGAACTACTCAAACTGCTGGAGGTGTTGGTATTGCATCAACCACTTATCTTCGTGGTGTAGTAATGCACAACACTGGAATTGCAACTGCTACCTCATCACTCTACGTTTATCCAAGTAGTCAGGCAGTTTCTGGTGCCGGTGTTACTATCTATCGTTTATCAAGAGTTGATCTTGCACCAAACGAGACATTCTTCTTTGAAATGAACTATCCACTAGTTCTTACTAATCAAGAAAAAATTGTTGTGGAAGTTAGTCAATCAGGTTCTGGTGGAATTGGAATTGGTACTATAGTTAATTATCAAATTCTTGGTGATACGGATATCTAAGAGGTAATCTAAAATGGGTGCAAAAAGTTCTAATAAAAATAGAGGGCAAAATAATATAAGTGATGGCCACTTATTAAGTTATAGTAGAAATACTTTTATTCGTGGAGGTGGTGGGACCGTTTTTATACCACTTAGTGTATCTGGGGGTATAGAATCAATTCCTGGAAATGGATATAAGTACTATACATTCACTTCCTCCGGAACATTATCAGTTTCTGGTACTGCAACCAATCAAGTCATAGATTTCTTAGTTGTTGCCGGCGGTGGTGGAGGAGGAACATATTATGGTGGTGGCGGCGGTGGTGGTGGCGTTGCCTACGGTTCCGCCTTTCCAATCATTGCAGGCAGTTATCCTATAGTTATAGGTGGCGGCGGAGCTGCTGTGGGAACAGCAGCACAGGCAGGTACACAAGGAACAGATACTACAATTAATTTCAATGGTACTATTGTAACAGCAAAGGGTGGTGGTGCTGGCGGATTCTATCAAGGTGGAACTGGACCAGGAGCTCCTGGTGGATCTGGCGGTGGAGGAGGATCTGCTGCTGGAGGAACTGCAACACAACCAACACAAAATCCAGGAATTCCTCAAATAACAAATTATGGTTTTAAGGGTGGAGATCAACCCACAACAGGTGGTTATGGTGCTCAAGGTGGAGGAGGATCTGGTGCAGCTGCAGCAAATGCAGGAACTTTTGCTCCTACTATTGCCGCTGGAGGGGGTAATGGTGGTGCAGGACAGCCATTTGTAGGATTTGAATATCCTATAGTTGGATTAAGTACTTTGGCTCCCGTGGCAAATTCTCCAACAAATAACCAATATGCAGGTGGTGGCGGTGGTGGACAATATGCAGCACCTGGGGGGACAGTTGGATATCAAGGATTAGGGGGAAATGGTGGTGGTGGAAGTGTAGCTTCTAGTCCTAGAGGTTTAACTATTGGTATTTCTGGTCTTGGTGGAGGTGGAGCAGGAGGACATCCAAATGGCACTCTCTCAACAGCTGGAGGAAGCGGTGTAGTAATTGTTAGAATTTTAATATAATATCTATTGACCTAATTTTATTTTTTGTTATAATTAATTTTAAATTTTTATATTATGTCCGTTAAAAAATATTATTTCCTTTCGGGGATGCCTAGGTCAGGAAATACTTTATTGGCATCTATTTTAAATCAGAACAAGAAAATCGCAGTAACTGCAAATAGTATTTTGCCAGAAATATTGTATAATTTTGAAAATTTTAAATACTGTGATAGAGGATATAAAAATTTTAGTGACTTAAAATCTTATGAATCAATGATGAGTCAGTTGATTCCAAGTTATTATAAAAATTGGAACCAAAGATACATTATTGATAGAGGTTCTTGGGGAACACCAGATAATTTAACTCTTTTGAAAAAGTATTGCCCCAATAAGATAAAAATAATAGTTCTACTTAGAGATGTTACTGATATTTTAGCGTCTTTTATTAAATGGTCCAAAGAAAATCCAAATAATTTTATTGATAGAGAATATAAAACCATAGAAGATCAATGTGATTATCTAATGAATCCACATGGGCAAATTGCAAAAACAATGTTATCGGCATTTACTTTATTTAAAGAAGAAAATTTAAAATACTCTACTTTTATAGAGTATGATTCTTTAGTTAATAATCCACAAGAAACAATAGATGAAATATATGATTTCTTGGGTATTTGTAAATATACTCATAGATTTCAAAATCTAAATGACTTAGAATTAAATGGATTAAAATATGATGATTCTGAGTTTGGAAAAAATTTACATAAAGTTAAGAAAGATTTGAAAAAAACAGAATATTCTGCTGAGGATTATCTACCAAAATCTGTTATTGAAAAATACAGAGAATTTACATTTTGGAAAAAATCATAAATATTTAAAAATACTCCAATCCAATGACAGTACCTGCAGTTAACATCACAAAAGCACAAGAAGGTGGAGCATAACAAGTCAATACTCTTCCTCTTTCTGGGTCAAAATGCCCTTCTAAACTTCCAAGGTCATTCATCGCACCACAAAGATTCTTATACTTGATTTGTATTGCTTCTTCTGGAGTTATAATTTCTGGAAGATAATACCATCCTTTTTTAAGAAACTCACTCATATTTTTCTATTCTATAGTATGTATTCTATCATAAATAATTAAAAGTTTCCAAAAACAATGGCAGTTGCTGCAGTTAATATTGTTATAGAGCAAGGAACAGATTATTTAGATGTTTTTACTGTAAATAATCCCGATGGATCTCCCTTGGATCTAACAGGTTATACTGGAGTGGCAAAAATTCGTAAGTTTCCAGAATCAGCAACTTCTACACCATTCACTGTTGGAATTGTGTCTGATGCAGGACAAGTTGTAGTATCTCTTGCAAATACAGTTACTGCTGACTTAAAGGCAGGAAGATATTACTATGATGTAATTATTGCATCATCGGTTACAAATAAAAAAACTAAAGTTGTTGATGGAATGGTGCTAGTAAACGCTACTGAGACAATATAATGACGGATTATAACGTTACCGTAGGTTATTCACCTTCTTTTAAAGTCACAAGAGAATCTAGTAGTCTTCAGGGTGTTCAGGGAACACAAGGACCTGGTGGATATGTTGGAACTGATGGAGCTCAAGGATTTGCGGGTTCTCAAGGATCTACAGGTGCTGGTACCCAAGGAGCAGAAGGTTCTCAAGGAGCATCAGGTGCTCAAGGATTTGCGGGTTCTCAAGGATCTACAGGTGCTGGTACCCAAGGAGCAGAAGGTTCTCAAGGAGCATCAGGTGCTCAAGGATTTACGGGTTCTCAAGGTATTATTGGTTCTGGTTCTCAAGGTGCTGTAGGTTCTCAAGGTGCTCAAGGAACTCAAGGATTTACTGGTTCTCAAGGTATTATTGGTTCTGGTTCTCAAGGTTCAACAGGATCTCAAGGTGCTGTAGGTTCTCAAGGTTCAACAGGATCTCAAGGTGCTGTAGGTTCTCAAGGTTCAACAGGATCTCAAGGTGCCGTTGGTTCTCAAGGTGCCTCTGGATCTCAAGGTGCTATAGGTGCTCAAGGTGCCGTTGGTTCTCAAGGTTCAACAGGATCTCAAGGTGCCGTTGGTTCTCAAGGTGCCTCTGGATCTCAAGGTTCAACAGGATCTCAAGGTGCCGTTGGTTCTCAAGGTGCAACAGGATCTCAAGGTGCTATAGGTGCTCAAGGTTCAACAGGATCTCAAGGTGCTGTAGGTTCTCAAGGTTCAACAGGATCTCAAGGTGCTGTAGGTTCTCAAGGTTCAACAGGATCTCAAGGTGCCTCTGGATCTCAAGGTGCTATAGGTGCTCAAGGTGCTATAGGTGCTCAAGGTGCAACAGGAACTCAAGGATTTGCGGGTTCTCAAGGTATTATTGGTTCTGGTTCTCAAGGTTCAACAGGATCTCAAGGTGCTCAAGGAACTCAAGGATTTACTGGTTCTCAAGGTATTATTGGTTCTGGTTCTCAAGGTTCAACAGGATCTCAAGGTGCTCAAGGAACTCAAGGATTTACTGGTTCTCAAGGTATTATTGGTTCTGGTTCTCAAGGTGCTGTAGGTTCTCAAGGTGCTCAAGGAACTCAAGGATTTACTGGTTCTC